ATGTTTTTCAATAAATTTTTTACCTTTATCAGTTAATGAATAAAATTCTGTGTTATCACTCTGTAATATATGCATAAGCTGATCAGGAGAAGCAGAAGTAAGAATTCTATCTATTAATTCTGATTTTTTACCTGTTGTTGTAGCATTCAAGTTTCTTAGTACTACTTTTAAATCTGAAATTTTCATAGACTCTAGTATGTCTGATATCTCAGATAGTTTATAATATCCTTCTCTAATAAGTTTTTTGTGAAATGATGATGGACTTTTAATGCCAAAATCATAGTAAAAATATCGTGGATATTCAGTATCTCTCATGACATGAATACCGGTACTGTATCTGTTGAGAAATACAGCTTTATGAAAATTATTTCTCTCTATGGCAATTATTCTTTCATTATCATCGATATGTTCTATATTATTTTCAGACTTTATGTCATGACTATCATCAGAAGAAGTTGATGTCCGCAGAGAATCAATGGTATTGTTTTTTGACTTATTTTTTCTAAAAAAATCTAAGAAGCTCACTGTTCATTTTGCTCCTCTCGTAATTTTAGAGAAATTCTGTATTGATCAGCATCTGGAACCTCAACAAATTCAACTGTTTTATCAAAATTATTTTTGATGACTTCTTTGATTTCATCTAATGAAACTTTAAAAAATTCTCTTCTTTGGTTTACAAGATTTAATTTTCGATCCTCGAAGGCTCTATGTAATTTTGCTTCTAGTGCAGGAGCATCTTCTGAAAATATCATAGCATGTACATCAAATTTGAAAGGAACAGAGGCATCACCAAGTTCATCAACTCGTTCCTGAGGATTTAATCTTCGTGTCATTCCGATCTTGTATATTCCTTCGCCAAATGATCCAATATTAGAAATTATATAAACATATCCAGCCTTTTGGTTGGCTTCTCTGTAATCAATATCTTTGATTTTAGTATCAATATCGGATAGGGATTGTATAATTTCTTCCTTCTTTTTATTCAGCTCTTCGATATTCTCATCAGAAGAAGAGGATATTTGCTTGTTAATATTAGAAAGAGCCTGTTCATAATGCTTACGTTCTTTATCGATATTTTTACGCTGCTCTTTGATCTCTTTCTGTAATCGTGCTTCTTCACGCTGCTGAGCTCTTAATTCAGCTTTTTCTTCTTTCTCACGTTGCTTTTGAATCTGATATTCCAATGCCAATCGAAGCTCTTGAATTTTTAGATCATAGTAGATAGAAGTTATAGAAATAGACATGGTCACTCCTAATTTTGCAATGGCATTAAAACTTCGTTCCATTTTTTTAACAGAAGCATCATAATTATTGTATTTTACCTTACTAATAATTTCATCACACTCACTATTAAATGCACGAAGCAGTAGTTTTTGCATGTCTTTTATCATTTTACGCCCCTGAACAGTACTACCATTTACTTGCCAGTCTATACTACCAGATACCGCAGAACCATCTTTGATCATAGCTTTCTGTTTATTACGTATGTTTGTAAGTTCAGCTTTATAAGCATCTGCATTAATAAAAGAGTATCGTGGCTCATATAATCCAAAATCTTGAACTAAGATTTCATCAGAAAATGTAATGATATCTTTTTTTAGGTCTTTTATATTGGAATTCAATTCATTGATTTCATCATTGTAGGCAAGAATCATTGATTTTTGCTTTGAAATTTCGGACATATATTTGTCATATTGTTCTTTCAAATGCTGTTCTTGCGTTACTTTTTGATGTGCAAATTCAACCTGGGATTCAGCAATCTGTTTTTTTAATGATTCTAAATCTTTCATTTCTGGTGTAAGCAATGATTCTAATGCTGATTTTTCATTTTCAAGATTAATGATTTTTGCTTCCATTTCAGAATTGATGGTTTCTAATTCTTGAATTTTATCATTTAGTTCGTTATTTCCAAATAGTGAATTTAATAAACCCATTATATCCCCTTGTATTTTAGTATATTTTTGATATGTATATTAACTACTTATATTTATTTATAATATTCTTAAATTCAAACAACCATTTTTCGCGATCCTTAAAATAGAAGTTATATTCTTCACCAGATTTAGAACATATGATAATGGTTTTACTTATACCTTGACGACCATCTTTAATTTCTTTTATGTCAGAAATAGGAATATCAAAATCATAACTACCTTTAGTTAAGTTAACAAGAACTCCCATAACTGCAATTTTAGCAAAGCTGTGTTTTGAATAAATAAATCGCTTATTTGTTAAAAGCCCATGTCCATTTTGAACAAATAACTTACTTTTTACTCTATTACATAACCCTTCTTTGATAGCAATTTCTTCATCTGACGAAGTAGATGCTACCTTATTATTAGAAACAACAGGTTGTCCGCAATTACTACAGAAGTTGGAATTCTCATTTAATTCAGCTCCACAATTTGAACAAAACATAAAATAATCCCCCTTAAATTTATTTGATTTTTCTTTTATGTATACTGCTTAGGTACCACTCTAAGCTAATGATTTTCCCAGCATTTCTCCGGATTCTTTATTAAGTGCTTTTACATACCCTTTAATCTCGGCTTTGTATTCTCGCTGTACATCTTCTGGTAGTTGATGTATCAAATCTAACCATTCTTGATCAGTAACAGAAGTAGTTGCGTTGGATAATTCTATTTCTGATCCAGTTAGAAGATAGTTCAGCGAAACATTAAAATATTCGCAAATGGGTATCAAACAACTTGATGGTATTTCGCGATCTTTTAATAACCAATTACTGAGTGTACTTGGTTGTTTTCCAATATAATTAGCTAAATCTTTTTGAGAAAAAGCCGAATTGGAAGAAAGCAAATTAGTTATTCGTTCATTTATTTCTTTCAATTCATCACCTTCTTATACCCAAATAAGAATTTAAGTATTGACAAATACCTAAATGGGTATTATTATATAAACATAAATTACATTTGTGAAATAAAAAAGAAAAATCAAGACTATATTGTTATGGAAAATGTGGTGTTTATCTATACAACAAAATGTAAATCTTATTTTCAATTTTATTTCAAAAATAGCATTTTTCATTCTTTATTAGAATGGTTATTTGTATTTAAAAATGCTACTCGATTTGAATTCTATTTTAGCATTTTATTTTACATTTGTAAATTAAAAACATAAACAGAAAGGAGGCTTATTGAATGGGAAAAGTATTACCGCCTTGGTGCAAAAGAGCAAGAAAAGCTCTCATCGATAAAGACATGAATTTTGGAGACTTAGCAGCAACAACGGGATACACAAGAGAGTATGTATCAGCGCTGCTCAATGGCAGACAATACGGAGAAGAAGCTGTAAGCAAAATCAGCGGTATTCTTGGTATTAAACCACCAAAGAACAGCATGTACTTATAATCACAAAATTTAACTCTGATTTAATTGTAAATATTGTTGGAATATTGCGACATAGGATCAGAGGGCAAGATTTATGAAAAAACATAGGAGCTAAATATAAGATTTTAATACACAGACGACTTAAACACACTGGCCACTTGAATATGTTGGTATGATCCCTATAAATGCACAACATCACAACTGCTAAAAACATAGAAAGTTCTTCTTGATAAAAAGTATTGATTTGTTAATTGTTGAAAATTGAATATTGAAAATAACATTGGCCAGTGTATTTAAGTCGTCTGGTAAAAAAGGTAGGGTACAACAGATGAAAAAAGATACAAAAGAAGAAAGCGTTTGGTATGTAGCAAGAATTAAGGCAGCAAAAGAAAACAGAAACTTAAGATCCAGAGAAAGTGCTTCTGAAATCCTGATGATGCATCCGTCGACACTAGCTGATTATGAATTAGGAGTTACAAAGAGAATTCCTCCAGAGAGTGTTGAATTAATGTCAACGGCTTATCATGCTCCGGAGCTTCGGAATTATTATTGCAAACATATCTGTCCCTTAGGAGCAGATATTCCTGAAATTAATGATATCGAAGATTTGGACAGACTCACAATAAAAGCAGTTGCAATCTTTCGAAATCTTGGAAATGTTCAGGACCAGCTGATTACTATTACAGAAGATGGCGTGATCAGTGAAGACGAAAAGCCGCGGATGCAGTTTATCATTGATACATTAGACAAAGTATCATCAGTAGCACAAAGTTTAAAATGCTGGGCAGAGAGAAACATAGGAGGAACAAATTATGCAAGAACAAATGGTTACAGAGATCGAAATGTATGATTGCCAGGATGTTATGAAGATGCTTGGATGTAAACAAACAACCGCATATCGGGTAATCAAACAACTTCGCAAAGAGCTAGAAGACAGTGGATATATGTCACCGATTGCAGGAAAAATCCAGAAAAGCTATTTTGATAAACGCTTTGGATTTTAAGAAAGGAGTAACTTATGGAAAGTGTCAGAAGATACGAAGTATATGAGGATCGCTTTATTGAAAGTAAAAAGAAAATCCAAAAAGCGATCGAGCATCAGAGAAAGATGAATAAAATCAGAGAGAAAGTCGAAAAAATGGTGTTATATCATTTTTGTGGATTGTTGCTCTCAGTCTTATCCGCGGTAATTGTGATTCCAGAGCTGGTTGAAGCAAGAGGTTATTTCGCATTTGGCGGTGAATGGATGATGTTCGGCGTATTTTATCTGATTGGATATTATGGGATGAAATACTTGGATGAGAAAGGAATTCAAGATGATGAATAGAAAACAAGAAAGAAAAAGTGCCCACGGAGCGGCAACTCCAATGAGCACATTGCTAAACAAGCAAGATCAGTATAACACAGATCGTCAGAAAAGTGAAATCAGAAAAACAGTAATTGAGATCTTTGATCTATCTTTGCGACTGCAAGAAACGACAGATGGAACTATAGGCTGGATAGATTGGCGAGAACCAGGTATTCCGTGTGTATATGTTGAATATCACGGAGCTACCGCAGTGCTAAGCGTTAAGATCTGGGAAAATGGTTTTAGTGCAGAACAGCGACCAGATTACAGTACAATGCTGTTCCTGGATAATCGGAACTGTATGATCGAAGCAGGGTATCTGAAAGAAAAATTGATGGGATTATTAGAAGAAAGAAGAGGAAATGACAATGGGAAAGATGATTCTGATCACAACTGATAATGAGGTAAAAGAACTGGAATATCCGAATGACGGGCTTAAATCTTGGAAGAAACTAAAAGAACACATCGGAAACAGATGTGAGTTAATTGAACATGTACAGCCCAAGAGATTATATACAGAGATCGGTGCAGGAATTGAGGTCAAAAATGTTCCGGGATCAAAAGTAAGTATGTTGGTTGATGAAGAATTTTATTTTCATTGCGACGAAACCAAATTAAACAAGATAGCTTCATGGCTGTATGAGACAGATCGCCATGGATACCCTATTCTTGGAAATGCTTTGATCATTGGAGAGAAGTATGGAAATGCAGGAATTGAGTTTTGTGGAATGTCAGAAGAACAGTTCGATCTTGTCTTTCCTAAATTAGAAGAATTGGGAAAGAGATTTAAAGATGCAGGAGATTGAGATTAGCAAAGGAATCAAACGGATCCAGTTCGATTCCTTTGATTCCTGGTTAAATGCAAGGCATGGGATTGGTGGATCTGATGCATCTGCAGTGTTAGGTCTTAGCCCTTATAAAACTAACGTTGATCTATACTTAGAAAAAATAGGACAGAGAGTACCTGCAGATATCTCCGGAGAAGATTATGTAAGGTATGGACATGATGCGGAGCCGTTGCTTAGATCGCTGTTCGCACTTGACCATCCAGAGTACAAGGTTGAGTACTTCGGAGACAACATGATCCGGAATGAAAAGTATCCATGGGCACATGCATCTTTGGATGGAGAACTAACCGATCAGGATGGTCGCAAAGGAATCTTAGAAATCAAGACAACTAATATCCTGCAAAGTATGCAGCGTGAAAAATGGAGAGATCAGATTCCGGACAACTATTACATACAGGTGTTGCATTATCTGTTAGTTACTGAATATGAGTTTGTTGAACTGAGAGCACAACTTAAATCAGTATGGCAGGGCCAGATCAGACTGGAGACAAAAGATTATCATATTGAGCGATCAGATGTAGAAGAAGATATTGAGATATTAAAACAAGCGGAAGAAGAGTTCTGGCAGAAAGTCGAAAAAAGGCAACAGCCACATTTAATCCTTCCGGAAATATAAAAAGGAGAAATGTATGGAACTTAAGATATACAATCCACAGGAAGAGGGATTTCTGAAAGAGATTGACTGGAACTATGAAGAGTTAAAAACAGAAATCCAAGGAAAAGCAAATGATTACATGAATCTGGTTTATACAGCGGATCAAGTAAAAGATGCAAAAAAAGATCGTGCAAATCTTAATAAATTTGTGGAAGCTTTAGAGAGCAAACGAAAAGAAATAAAAAAACAGATTACAGAACCATATTCAGCATTTGAGAAACAAGAGAAAGAACTGATTGGTATTGTTAATAAAGCAATTACAAATATTGATACGCAGATCAAAGGATACGAAGAAGCAACAAGACAGGAAAAACTTGAAAAGGTCAAAGAAATCTATGCAAAAACAATCGGTGGACTCGCTGACGTAGTAACGTTTGACAAAATTTTTAAGGAGTCCTGGTTAAATGTATCAACAACGTTTAAATCAATCACAAAGGAGATTACAGAAATTCGTGACAAGGTTGACAATGATTTATTCGTCATAAATGCAGACACAAGTTCCTTTGCTTATGAGATGAAAGAAGAGTATCTAAAGAACTTTGATCTTACTGCAGCAATCAACAAAAAACAAAAATTAGAGGAGACAGCGAAGCAGAAAGCAATATATGAGGAACAACTAAAGCAGGAAGAGCAACAAAGAAAACAACGATCACAAGAAGAAGCAAAGAAAGTAGTATTTGCAGGCAAAAGCAAAGAAAAGCCAGTAAAAGCACAGAAATCAGTAAATAAGACAGGAGAAAAAATATCAACAATCACATTCCGATGTACTGTAAAAGAACATAACTTTAAAGAAGTTAACGCAAGACTTAGTCTAGTACAAAAAGTATGTGAAGAATTTAAAATCATAGATCCAAAGGAGAAATTATAAAATGGCAGTTGGAAACAGTTTAGCAAACAGGACAAAAACACAGTCCACAAAAACAGGAATCACAACATTTCTTAATAGCATGGCCGTAATATCAAACATTGATCAGGCATTGGGGAAGGATAATAGACAGCGTTTTATTACAGGAGTGATTTCAGCAGTAAATAATAATGAATCACTAAAAGAATGTACAAACCAGTCTATTCTTTCAGGATCTTTGTTGGGAGAATCTTTAAAATTATCACCTTCTCCACAATTAGGGCATTACTATCTTGTACCTTTTAATGATAAAAAGTATGGAAAAATTGCTCAATTTCAGTTGGGGTACAAAGGATATATTCAACTTGCGATTAGATCAGGACAGTATCGTAAGCTTAATGTACTGGCAATAAAAGAAGGTGAACTTGAATACTTTGACCCACTCAATGAAGAAATCAAAATTAATTTGATGATTGACAAATGGGATGAACGAGAAGAAGCACCAACGATGGGATATTATGCAAGCTTTGAATTGACCAACGGATTCAGAAAAGCAATTTACTGGTCCAAGAAACAGATGATGTCGCATGCAGATAAATATTCAGCAGCATTTTCAAAGGATGCGACAAAGATTAACACAAAATACGGAACAAAAGAAAAAGTATCTTTTGAAGACTATGAAGCAGGAAATTATGATCCAAAAGATTCATGGATGTATTCTTCCCACTGGTACAAGGATTTTGATCAGATGGCATATAAAACAATGCTACGTCAATTGATTAGCAAATGGGGGATCATGTCTATTGATCTGCAAAATGCTATGGAATCCGATATGGCAATGATAAATGAAGATGGTACAAAAGAATATGCAGATGCTGTTACAGAAGAAAATATTGTAGCGGATCAGGATCTGCAGGAAGCAGTAGAGGAAACGACAGAACCAGAGAAACAGGAACTGCAGGAAGAAACAACAAAAGAAGAACCACAGCAGTTCTTTAAATAAAAGGAAGGAGCAATACAATGAAGCATTTTAATTTAGAGGAGTTTGCAGGAGGGAAGCTTTCAGTACAGCTCAATAAGGCTTTAGAAAAAGTCACTGAAAACATTCAGGATCCCAACACAGATGCACAGAAGGTAAGAAAGATTAATGTGTCAATCTCTCTTCGTCCAAATGATGAGAGAAATTTTGTATCAACTACAGTTGAAACGAAGTTAAGTCTTGCACCAGAGCTTGGAGCTACAACAGCCCTGAGTATGGGACGTGATCTCCGTACCGGAGAGGTTGAAGCGATCGAGATTTTTAACCAGATTCCGGGACAGATGAGTGTCAATGATGTGATTGATCAGGAAGAGGAAGAGCCACAGAAAGCCTTTGATCCGGACACTGGGGAAATCTACGAACCAAGCAACAAAGTAATTGATTTAAGAAAAGCAAAACAGGCATAAAACAGGAGGATACATAACAATGGATAATACATTTTTAAGAGAAGCAATCGAAAAGATTGAAGAACTGACAGACAGTGCAAGAGAGCCACACGTTGTAGAAATCGCAGGAAAGACTTATTGCGATAAATCTATGTCACGATATGACAGAGAAGAGTTTGCAGAACCATTGACAGCTACAAGTCTTAATTCCCTGATTGATTATATCAGCGGAAAAAGCGAAGAGTTAAGAGAATCTATGATCATTCACGTAGAATCTCCAACAAGAGTAAGATTACTATCTGGTCTTACACAGGAAAGAAATCGAGAAGAATTATTTCGCGTAGGTACAAATCCAAATGGTTTTGATTTCGATCATTACTATGATCAGGAAGCGTTTGTAATTAATATGCAGACTGCCTTTAAACAGAGTGATGAAACAGAACTGATTCTTTCAGTTGCTGGAAATGTAGAAAATAAAACAGTGGCCAACTATGGAGATGATGGAGTCAGCCAGAAAGCTACGATCACAAAAGGCATTGCAGGAAAAGAAGATGTGATCGTACCGAATCCGGTAACACTTCGTCCATATCGTACATTTTTGGAAGTAGAACAGCCAGAAAGCAAGTTTATCTTCCGAATCAGAGAAGGTTCCGATGGGCAGCCAATGTTTAAATTGGTAGAAGCTGATGGTGGACTTTGGAAGTATGAAGCAGTAGATGCTATCAAGAAATATTTAACAGAGAATTTACCGGAAGAACTGTTAAAAGTGATCACGATCATCGGGTAACAGTTATGGAGACAGTTAGATTTACAGTCCCTGGTGAACCGAAAGGAAAAGCCAGGGCAAGAACTGTCCGTAGTAAAAAAGGTGGAACTTTCTCATATACGCCAGAAGGTACTATGCTATACGAGAATTTGATCAAGTGCTGTTACAGGCAGGAATCAAACAACATCATTTTTAATAACGGACAGCCCTTAAAAGTAACGATCATAGCTTATTATCCGATCGTTAAGAGTACAAGCAAAAAAAAGAAACAACAGATGTTGGAAGACCTTATGTTTCCAACGAAGAAACCAGACATTGATAACATTGCAAAAAGCATTCTGGATGCATTGAATAAATTAGCATACAGAGATGATACGCAGGTGGTAACGCTGCATATGGAAAAGCATTATGCAGAGGACCCACGAGTTGAAGTAGAGATAGAAGAAATCAAATAAGAAAAAGGAGAATCGTTTTGGCCAGACATAAGAAACGAGGTATCGAATATTTTTCTTTGGATTGTAATTTCTTTTCGAACAGGAAGATAAAGATCCTGAAATCCAGATATGGAGCAGATGGGATCACAATTTTTATCTATCTTCTTTGTGAAATTTACAAAAATGGATATTACATCATTGTAGATGATGATTTTTACTATATCGTGTCGGATGATCTGAACATGAATAGTGACAAGGTGAAGCAAGTCTTGACATTCTTACTGGAACGGTCAATGTTTGATAAACAGCTTTTCCAGTCGGACGCTGTCCTGACTTCTGCCGGAATACAGGAGAGATTTCAGTTAGCAGTAAAAACAAGAGCTAAGAAGAATCCAATAAAAGTCGACAGGTTCTGGCTTTTAAATGAAGAAGAAACAGAACCTTTTATTAAAGTTACCCATTTTGAAGATAATTCCGAGAATAATACGGATAATTCCAAGAAAAATAACGATAATTCCCGAGAAGAATCCCTAAAGGAAAGTAAAGTAAAGGAAAGTAAATATTATTATAGCAATCCAGATCTGAACAGAGAGTTCTGTCTTTATCTTGATATGAGGAATCATACTGGACCAACATTATCTGCAGAACAGATCAATGCCTTGAAAGAAGAACTAGATTCTCTGGCTGAGAACGATTCTGATAAGTTGGGCATTGTAAGAAAAGCATTTGGTGGAGGATATAAGAGTTTCTTCCCTACGTCAAAGAAACGGAAGAAATCAACACCGAAACCAAAGAAAGAAGAAACTATACACAATTTTACACAGCGAGAAGTCAAAGATCGTGATTATGAGAATCTGGAAAGACAGTTATTAAAGAAACAATTAGGAGGTGACATAACGTATGGATAATTTAATTTCTGTTAATTATGATGCAGATCAGCCTTGTGTATCGGCAAGAGATTTGCACCAACAACTGAATATTAGAACCCAGTATACAAAGTGGTTTGAAAGAATGAAAGAGTATGGTTTTACAGAAAACGAAGACTTCAAAGCTATTAGTCATAAAAGACTAACAGCTCAAGGAAACGAAACTACATATATTGACCATGAAATTTCTATTGATATGGCAAAACAGATATGTATGATTCAGAGATCGCCAGAAGGGAAACAGATTCGACAGTATTTCCTTGATCTCGAGAAAGCATGGAACACGCCAGAGCAGATCTTTGCTAGAGCATTAAAGATGGCTGATAGAACAATAGACAAATTAAAGACAGAGAAAGCTGCATTGATTGAAGATAATGAACGTATGAAGCCTAAGGAGATATTTGCTGATGCAGTAACAGCGAGTAAAGATTCTATTCTCATCGGAGATTTGGCAAAAATTCTTAAGCAAAAAGGAATTGATATTGGTCAAAACAGATTGTTTCAAAAACTCAGAAATAACGGATATTTAATCCAAAGAAGAGGTCCAAGTTGGAATATGCCAACACAAAAGAGCATGGAAATGGGATTGTTTGAAGTTGAAGAAAGAACGATCACAAATTCGGATGGAACGACAAAGATCAGAAAGACTACAAAGGTTACTGGTAAAGGGCAGCAGTATTTTATTAATAAGTTGCTTGCTGCAAGCTAAGAAAAAATGAAGCATCCGGTTGATCTCTGTCTGTAGCAACCAACAACCTAAGATTGTTGTTAAAAGTCGTAGTAATAGTCGTGGTAGTTGTGGGGTTCGGGATGATCTTAAGCGACAGGGCGTAAAAAGATGATCACATATGCGGACAGAGATCAGCCGGATGGACTGAATTATATACCACAGTAACTATTAACCGCATAAGAAACAAGCCAATGTATAAGCCATGAGCCTGCTGCCTAAGGCAGTGGGCAGAAAGGAGAACTGATGGCAGATTACAGCAAAGGATTTAAAAGACGTGTTGTACAGTTATGGATCCAACATGGTATGTCCACAAATGAAATCAGCAGAACATCAGGCATCGATCATAAGACATTGATGAGGTGGTATAAGCGTTTCTACCCTGAGATAACAGGGGGGGGGCGAGACAAAACACGAAGGTTTGCAGTGGCATTATGTAGGCAATTGTGCCGGATATCATAAGTAAAGGAGTATGATCAGACAGCTTAACTTTCTATCTGATTAAGATTCTTCAAGTAACTATTAATGAAGCAAGCAAACATAAACATATTTTTTCAGGTTTTATATATTTTTTATTTTTCACAAACTAGATTTGGTATTACAATTTTTCAAATCACAGGAGAAGAATCACGGCAGTTTATATGATCGGGCAAGAAATTATAGAAATGTGATCAGTATAAATGCTGTTTCAGGTAGAAAGTTAAGCTGTCTGAGATAGGTAGATAGTATGAGTAAACAAGATTATATAATGCAAGGCAGAAATGAAGGGATTGCGTTCTGCGACAAAATAGCAAAAGAAAAAGGATTAGAAGAGCTACATAGAATAGCAAGACAGAGAAAACTTGTAGGATTAAAGACTCTGATTGATCCTAGACTTTATGAAAGAGACTTAGAAGAAGCAAAGAGACAGATACTAGATACGATTTTGATTATGAGTATTATAGTTTTAAAAGATGAGTTTGATTTTGGGAACAAGAGGTTAGATCGATTTAGAAAAAGATTTAATGAGAAGTCCGAGTGCTTTGAAACAGGGAATGTAACATGGATTGATCTAATTGAACAGATTCAGGAAGAAAACGGAATTGAACTGCAGCTTAGGAAGAATGATACAAATATCTGGAACTGGGGGAAATTATGATGCTGAATAAGAAAGAATTTGAAGGTTATATCTGTGAGATCACAGGCAAGCCAATTAAGGACATGAAGCTGTGTCCGGACAAGCAGCAGAAGTTAAAGGTTCGGATCAAGTGTGATAAAGGATGCGTCTGGTGCGAAAAGTTAAAGAAAGTTAAGGAGTGAGGAAAATGTTGATATTAGATCAAGAGAGACGATCACTTGAAGTAACCGAAAACACGTTTGGTGTATACGTTGATGGAAACGAGATAAATATAGATCTTGGAGAAACATCTCGTTTGACAATAGGAGTTTATTAAAATGAAGAAAGAGCGATGGAAGTCTTAAAAATGATTTTTAACCGATATGAAAGAGGGCAAAGAGTCTTTGAAATGCCAGAAGAATAATGGGAGGTAGACGATGAACAATTCAATAACAACTATAGGAAAAGTCAGACAACGATTAGGAAAAGCCTATATCCACACAAAAGAAGAATCCATCCAGAGTATTATCATCGATGCTCTGGTAGATCACGGATATGACGTGGATGTAGAAGTAACAGATAACGGAACAGGAAACGAAGTAGTATCATGTGAGATTTACGATGTGGGGGGGGGGCAGTAAGAAATGATAACAACAAAAGATGCTGTAAAAGTATTAAGTTTAACACTAACAATCGCATGTTATGGAATTTATTTTTATTCCGACCGAAAAAAAGATTGCTATCAAGCTATTAAATTTTTGATACTGGGATCAATCATGCAGAATGTAACATTCCACTTGGAATAAAGGAGCGTTAAGAATATGGGAAAGACAATAGAGAAAATAGAAAGAGTGGCGAAAATGCTAAATGGACGACACATGCCGAAAGCATATGAAGTATACAAACACTTTAAAGGAAGTTTGTACGTTGTTATTACAGTGGCTCGTCATACAGAAACAAATGAATTATTTGTAATATATTCAGATATAAGAGAGATGCAGAGAATGTATGCTAGGCCATTAGAGATGTTCATGAGCGAAGTGGATCATGAAAAATATCCAGATGCAAAGCAAACATACAGGTTTGAAAATATGATGGAGGGTTAATCTATGATCGTAGGATTTTTAAGCGGATTATTCATTGGATCGGTAGCTGGTGCAGCAGTAATGGCATTATGTTATGCAGCAAAAGAAAGGGATGATCTATGAGCAACAGAAAGACGATAACAGAATTTCTAGGAAAGCTGTTATACGAAGAAAAATTATGTGGTATGGGGATGTACTGGGCGAAAGAAGTAGTTGTAGATTACGGATCATCAAAAGCTAAGACAAAAAGAATTGATTTTATGCAGTATATACCAGACGGACAGTGCAGCATATCGTCCCTGGAAAAAGGAATTTTCATTTGCTATGAAGTAAAAAGCTGCAAAGAAGATGTTTACAGCGGAAATGGACTAAATTTCTTGGGAGAGAAAAATTATATAGTAACAACAATGCAGTGTTATGAAGATCTATTGCCAGACATTCAATCTGGAAAGTTGGACAGATACATAAAACAAAATCATCCAGAGTCTTATAATCATTATGGAATCATGGTTGCCATGCCTAGAGGATGTTGGAAAGATGACAAATCTGATAAGAAAATAACGGATAGAAGCATAACGGATGAATGGCATTTAGTTATTATGAAAAAATGCGGTAAAGCATTAAGGCGAAAAAGCTTAGTAGAATTATTATTTTGTATGCTTAGAGCGAAAGGAGAATGAAAAATATTTAAAGTCAAGAAGAAATCAACAGAGAAGATATATACAGTATTTGCTGTCCAGAAAGATAAATTCGGTGGTACTGAATTTCTTATTTATGATGAGACATGGGGCTGGGTATGGCGATCTCCGATAGATTATGCACCAGTGGAGGAGTAAATGAACAAACGACAATTTAAAAAAGAAGTCAAGAAATTTTTATTAATAAATAAATCATGCAAAGAAGCAAGAAGGGAATGGAATATAGTAACAAGACACTATTCTGATTATAAGAAGATTAGGGGTGTTGAAAAATTGCGACAAAAAAACTTAGCAAAAGTAAGGAAACGTCAAAGAATAAATGGAATGACAAGGATTTATTCATAATAGGAGCAGAAATAACATGACAAGAGAAGAAAAAATAAACAACTTATTTCTTTTCTGCCAGCTGAATCTGAAAAAGGGCTGCAAGGGTTGTGACTTAGATAAAACTACAGATAATTGTAATTTTGCCGCTTTACCAGATGAGACAATTAATAAGTTATATAAGAGTATAGAAAAATACTGTAAATACGATTTGTTAAATCTAGTTAGCCAGATCAAAATATAAACGGAGGAATAGTCATGGAGAGATTAACCGAATACAGCTGCGGAGTGGCAGTTATCAAAAATAAGAACCTTATCAATAAAGCAATGTATGATCTTGCACACTATGAAGATACAGAGTTGACACCAGAAGAAGTCAAAGAATTGAAACAGGCGAGTAAGAATGTTCAAGTAGATTATTCATTATTGGATTATTACAAAACATTAGGAACACCGAAAGAGTGTAGAGAGGCACGAGAAAAGCAGAAGCCACACAAGGTTAAGTTCAAACAATGGGAGGATACAAAGTGTACTTGTGGATATGAGTTTTCAAGAGATCTTGGGGATGGACATCATGACATTCCGATTGAACGTAAGACAAATTACTGTCCTGATTGCGGTCAGAAATTGCAGTGGGATGATAAAGCATAAAAAATAGGAGTGCTTGCGCAACTCCCAAATAAAAACTATGTAAGATCATTATAAATGAAATAGAGGAGGAGCGCAAGTATGGCAGAACAGGCAATTATATTAACGAAAGATATGTTAGAAAAGATTATTGTAATATCATCTGAAAATGCGGCCAAAGTAGCTATTGACAAGGTTGAGAAAGAAAGAACACATCAGATCAAACGACAATCAAATAAAATGCTGCATAATACAAAATTATTATTGACCACTTATAGAGAATTAAAATGTAATGCAGAAGAATCTATTTATGGAAAAACGCAGATGCAAGAAAGTGCAGCAGATATCTTAGACACAATGATGAATATATATGATGATCATATCATTGTTGATTCTATTAGAAGAAGCGCAACTAGAACTGCAATCATGGTCCAGCATATTGAAAAAATGTTGGAAATATATGAAATGTATGCTAAAGCTGGAAATTGTATTGATCAAAGACAATATGATGTTATTTATCAGATGTATATTGCGCCAGAGAAAAGTTCAGCAAGTAAATTAGCAAAGAAACATCATTGTTCAAAAGAAACTATTTATAAAGACATACATATTGTAATACAAAAATTATCCTCTCTAATCTTTGGAATTGACGGAATTACGGGATTTCGTGAGTGATTGATATCGATATTCAATTACAAAATAAGTACATTGTAATTACAATATATATATGTTAAAATTATAGCTGTAAAAATTTAATCACATTATCTTGAGCTCCTTATGGTTTTATAGGGAGTTCTTTTTTTATTAAGAATATTATGTAAAACAACAAACGAATGAGAGGTGGTGATATGCCAAGGGCAAGAGACCCTAATAGAGATAGAGCTTTTGAAATTTATAAAAAGCATAATGGCGAGATAGATTTAGTAGATATTGCAAGTCAATTAAATATTTCTTCAGGGACAATTCGAGGATGGAAATCCAAAGATAGATGGGCAGAAAAAATGAATGGAACGTTCCGAAAAAATATGGAACGTTCCAAACAAAAAAATAATAGCCAAAGCAAAGCCGGTGTTGAAGAAGTTAAACAGGTTATAGCAAATCCTGAATTAACTGATAAACAGCGGCTTTTTTGCATTTATTATGTACGTTGTTTTAATGCTACAAAGGCATATCAAAAAGCCTATCAATGTAGTTATGAAACCGCTATGGTTAATGGATCTATGTTACTAAGAAATGCTAAGATAAAATCAGAGATTAATAGCCTTAAACAAAATCGTCTTAATCGTGAATTTCTATCAGAAGAGGATGTTTTCCAAAAATACATGGATATTGCTTTTGCTGATATTACGGATTATGTCTTGTTTGGAACAGAAGAAGTACCAGTAATGTCAATGTATGGACCCGTGGAAATAAAAAATCCAAAGACTGGAGAAAAAGAAATATTAAAACAAACAACAAATGTCGTTAGATTTAAAGATTCTACGGAGATAGACGGAACAATTTTATCTGAGGTAAAACAGGGACGTGATGGTGCAAGCATAAAATTGGCTGATCGCATGAAAGCTTTGCAATGGTTGTCGGATCATATGAATATGGCAACAGAAGAGCAGAAAGCTAAGGTTGAACAAATGAAGGCTCGAACAGAGCAAATTCAGCATAGCGGAAATAATAATGAGTCTGATGCAGTTCAAACTTGGATGGATGCTGTAAAAAAAGCGAGGGAATCAGATGGATGATAGAGTATTACATGATTTCCTTGTAGAGAGTATTCCTTTATGGCAGCAGAACCCAGTTCAATTTTTTGAAGAAGTTCTTTCCTTTTATCCGGATGAATGGCAAAAAGAGGCAGCATTTGCTCTAAGAGATAATCCAAAAGTAACGATCAAATCTGGACAGGGTGTTGGAAAGACAGGATTTGAAGCTGCAACACTGCTGTGGTTTTTAAGCTGCTTTGAGAATGCAAGAGTTGTAGCAACAGCCCCAACGCTACACCAGTTGAACGATGTTCTTTGGGCAGAGGTTTCAAAGTGGCAAAGTAAATCTCCGTTATTGAAGGAGATACTACAGTGGACCAAAACAAAAATATCTATGATTGGCAGCAAAGAACGCTGGTATGCAGTAGCAAGAACAGCAACTACTCCAGAAAATATGCAAGGATTCCATGAGGATAATATGCTGTTCATTGTTGATGAAGCTTCTGGTGTTGCAGATCCGATCATGGAAGCAATCTTAGGTACTCTGACAGGAGCAAATAATAAACTGCTGCTTTGTGGAAACCCAACAAAAGCAAGCGGTACATTTTATGACAGTCATACATCTGATCGTAAATTATATTATTGCATTACTGTAAATTCCGCAGAGTCTAAAAGAACTAATAAAGACAACATTGATTCTCTGATCAGAAAATATGGAGAAGAAAGTAATGTTGTCAGAGTCAGGGTAAAAGGATTGTTTCCTAAACAGGATGATGATGTTTATATGCCTTTGGAAATGTTGGAATCATCAATCATCTTGGAAGAGATACCACCAGCTGATATTTGTACTTTAGGAGTCGATGTGGCTCGCTTTGGCGACGATGATACAGTGATCGCAAGGAATATGAATAACAAGATCACATTAGAAAAGATCAGACATGGGCAGGACCTAATGAAGACTGTAGGAGATGTTGTTGTAGAGTGTAGGAATATCAAAGAAAAGTTTAAATATAAAAAAACAATATATGTGATCATAGATGATACTGGTCTTGGTGGCGGAGTAACAGATCGTTTGAATGAATTAAAATCGGAGGGAAAGTTATCTGGTGTAGTGATTGTTCCGGTTAATTTTTCTGCTGCCGTTCCAGACAAGAAAGCAGCAGAAAAATATCATGATATCACATCTTATGCATGGTCCATATTAAGAGACATGTTAGAAGAAAAAGAAACAATATTACCAAATGACACAGAACTTATCGCACAATTGAGTGCAAGAAAATATGATCTTAGTTCATCGGGAAAGATACGACTAGAATCGAAAAAAGCAATGAAAGAACGCATTGGAGAATCCCCAGACCGGGCAGATGCTGTTGTTTTATCTTGCTACAGAAACAAAATTAAACCAATCAGTGTTCCAACGTCACTTATTGGAACAAAAGATAGTTATTGGAGGTGAAATAGCATTGTATGATGAAATTGGTCGCATCGGTCAAAATCGGTGGGGCGGTAGCTTTTATGAAGAATTTCTTTCAGAGTTGAGAGGACAACGTGGAGTTAAAGTATATACCGAAATGGAGTCTAACGATGATGTAATCGGTGCGATTATATTTGCATTAGATACATTGCTTAGACAAGCACAGTTTTCCGTAGAGCCACAGGGAAACGATCAAAAGGACATAGAGGCAGCAGAGTTTGTTGAATCTTGCATGAATGATATGCAGAACACATGGACTGACACAGTCTCTGAAATCCTATCATTTCTTACATACGGCTGGTCGTATCATGAGATCGTATATAAGAGGAGATCAGGGCGAACAGGAAACCTTAAGACGAATAGTAAATATGATGATGGTTTAATCGGGTGGAGAAAACTTCCTATCCGATCACAGGATTCTCTATACCAATGGGAGTACGACGATGAAGATAACCTTATTGGAATGACCCAGATGCCACCGCCAAATTTTGGACTTTATACGATCCCACTGGAAAAGGCAATCCATTTCAGGACCAGATCCAGAAAAGGAAATCCAGAAGGGCGAAGTATTCTTAGAAATGCTTATCGTTCTTGGTACTTCAAGAAAGGCATTCAGGAGTTTGAAGGAATCGGGATTGAACGAGACCTCGCCGGTATACCGATGGTTACACCGCCGGAAGGTGTTGACCTGTACAATCCAGATGATCCGGAAGGATCAAGAATGTTGGCATGGGCAAATAGTTTGGTAAGAAACATCCGACAAGACAAGAGTGCTGGTATTGTGTTACCACCGGGATTCAAGTTTGAGCTTGTTTCCACAGGTGGAAGCAGACAAATTGATACGAACGAGATCATAAAGCGTTATGATAGCCGCATAGCAATGACAACGCTTGCGGATTTTATTCTGTTGGGGCATGAACACACTGGATCATTTGCATTGTCCGATGATAAGACAGAGCTATTTGCTGTAGCGATTGGATCATACCTTGACATTATCTGTGAAGCGTTTAATAACCAAGCGATCCCAAGATTAATTGATCTAAACGGAGAACATTTCAAGGGGATCACAGACTACCCGAAGATGGTTCACGGAGATATTGAAAAGATCGACATGAACAAATTAGCACAGTACATCCAGACGATGGTTGGCACTGGTGTATTGATCCCAGACGACGAATTGGAAACATATGTTCGAGAAGCCGCTAATTTGCCACCAAAGGTAGCTAACGATGAAAGATTCATTGATCCTGACAGAGAAGATCAGCAGACAAACGATCTTGGATCACAGGGAAATAATGTACACCCGGAGAACAATCAGGACGTTGCCGAAGATGATGGAAAGGTACAGGAAGCCAAGAAACGATTAGGAAGGAGCTGATTATATGTTCCTATTCCGAAAGGTTAAGAAGCGTGGATCGATGAAGCCAAATGATGTGAAAAAAGCATTAGAGAGGTTTCTTAATAGCAGCAGTCCAGAATTAACACGCTTGCTGGTCAGGTATTGGAAGGATCAGCAGACGGTTTTTACATTTAAAGAGATCAGAGAAGCTATTCAGGCTGGTGTGATCTCCAAGAAATCTGTAGAAGAATGGCAACAGGATTATTCAAAACTGGTTCATGATAAGATTGCACCAGAGATGGTTAAAGCAATGAAAGCTGGTGCTAAAAATCAAAACCAGCACAAAGGAATAGACATTGGATATAAATTTGATGCAGATCATTGGGCGGTATCTGATTGGTTGGAAAAGCACACAGCTGAGCTTGTAACGAATTGTACAAGAGTACAGAAAGATGCAATTCAGTCAATGATCGATCTAGGTATAAGAAAGCATATGGGGACAGATGAACTTGCAAGGTTTATCCGTCCTTGTATTGGTTTAACGAAGCCACAGACACAAGCGGCTATGAAATACTATGAGAATATCAAGGAAGAGCTTACTAAGAAACATCCTAGGACAAGTCCAGAGAAGATCGAGAAAATGGCGAGAGATAAGCAAATGAAGTATGCAGAGAAAAGGCTAAGAGAAAGAGCCGTCACGATCGCACAGACCGAAAGAGCGTTTGCATATGAGTATGGCAGATATCAGCATATAAAGAATCTTGTCGATCAAGGCATATTGCCACCACAGGATAAAAAATGGTCTGCCACGGACAGTGAGAATACATGCAGCACATGTAGAGAACTGAACGGAAAAGTTGTTGGAATGGACGAAGAATTTGCCCCAGGTAAGATACTTCCTCCGCTTCATCCGAGGTGTAAATGCTGTGTTATGTATGTCAATTCAAAATCTATGGCTGCAGCGTATGAAACAGAAGAAGATGAACTGCGAGAGTACAGCACAGAGGAAATAGAGACTCTTGCTAATAAAATGTCAGAGATTGCAGACAAACATCTTGATCTTGAAAGCTCATGGAGTGGAAAGGTCGTAGTTGATGATGATTCTGGTGTTTATGGTATCCAGTGGAACGGAGATATTATAACCAGACATGAAACAGCCCCACATATTTTGTTACATGAACAGTTACACGCTAGATCAGTTACAAAATATGATCGTAAAATGTATAAACAGTATGAGAACATGGAAGAGGGTTCGGTACAGTTTGCAGCACAGGAGATTAGCAAGAAAGAGAATATACAAATTCTTGAATCACAGTACGATCATATGACAGAAGCTTTAAGAAATATAAATAAAGTTGCTGGGTTATTTAAAAATGATTATGATTTTGCAATGAAGCTTATTTCTGTTCCGTTACCAGATAGGTATGACTGGCTGAATAATATGATCTATGATAAAATGATGTTATCAGGAAATATTGAAGATTATCAGAAGGTATCGCACTGGATGGAGGCTTTAGAAAATGGAAAAACATCTTGAATTAAAAGAAAGATTCGATCAGCTAATGAAACAAGATATGGATGTATCAGAACACGAACAAGAATGGTTTGAATTACTGGACGATATGCATGAATGGTTAAAGGATAAGACAATTCCGAGAAATATTCGTAGGCAGTTTGAACCTTTAGGGATGTTAGAAGTAACTATGAAAATCTGTGACGGAATCCATTACGCAAATGGAACTGGACGATATGCAAAGAAAGAAGAATGATGAAGTACAAAGCAATAGAGCAGACAGTTCAGGCAGTGCAGATCACACCCGATATTGAGATGATCGCCCCTGACTGGCTTGCTAAGAAAATGAATACCGAAGAAATTATGATAGATCGTGCACAGCGTGACGGAGCAATCTCCGTTATTGGATGTACGATCTATTTTAATGCACGGAGATATAAAGGCAGCAGACTTGTTGCAAGAATAGGAGACTATGTTGTAAAAGATTCAGTCGGTCGATTAAATGTAGTTCGTAAGAATGACTTTGATCGGCTGTATAAGGAGGAAGCATGAGATATTTTAACGATTATATACGATCCCCAGCACAGACACAGGACAGTATACGAAAGTCCTTGAATCGAGTAGATATTACTAAGAAGGACGAAGAAAAGCAGTACGTCTTTGGATGGGCTAAGATTGCAGTCGATGAGAACGGAAAACAGCTGGTTGACCGCCAGAACGATTTAATTGATCCGGAAGAACTAGAACAGACAGCATATACCTATGTAGAGTTCTATCGTGAAGCCGGAGAGATGCACGAGCGAGGCGGTGCAGGCGTTTTAATCGAGAGTATTATATTCACTAAGGAAAAGATGAAAACTCTCGGTATAGAGGAAGGTACGTTGCCTGAAGGCTGGTGGGTTGGTTTCCACATCACAGACGATGAGGTCTGGGCAAAGATTAAGGACGGAACTTATACGATGTTCAGTATTGAGGGCAAAGCGAAACGTATTGAAGTTGAGGAGGACGAATAATGGAATTTAGGGATGCAGAAAAGCAATCAATTATGATGCAGTGTAGACCAAAAGATACTGACAAAGGACAGGGAGATTTACTTGATATTAGAGAGACGCAGAGGGTTGAATATACACTTTCTAACATTTTGTCTGATGAATGGCTAATCGCAGATGAAACAAATTGTCCAGTTTTAGGCGGAGAAGCTACATTTGGATTCGGAGATGCGATTAAGTACATGAAACGTGGACTTAAAGTCAAAAGAAAAGGATGGAACGGAAAGAACCAGTATATTCAGCTTGCAACATGTATTTCGTACACAGCAGCAGACGGAACAATTGTTAATTGTGATCACAATGACATTGGAAATAAAGCAATTGCGTTTATCGGCACGTCTGGTGTACAGATGGGATGGTTAGCGAGCCAAGCTGATATGTTAGCGGATGACTGGATGTTTGCAGATTAGGAGATGATCGCATTCTTAAGATTAAGAAATCACACCGACAGGATGAATGGATCGTATACAACCCTGATTGCTTTGAATTGCACCATACGCACTGTAGGAATAAAAGAGTTGCGATCGCAATTAAGAAGAATGTAGAACGTAGAAGAGTTCCAACATCCAGAAATCTAAGGACCTTGGAAAGCCACATAAGACTGACTGGGAATAAGAACTATAAAAGAAAGATTCAGAAGATCATTGAGGAAGTGAAATCTGAAATGAAAAACTGAAATTTATTCTTAAATTAGTTAAAAATTAAGTTAAATCTAAAATTCAGTTCAAGAAATAGTTAAATAGTTCAACTTAAAAACGATAGATCAATAAAATAGTTCAATTAATAGATCAACTAAGGACCATTTTGCAAAAATGCAAATTGGTCTATTTTTATGTTTGAAATTGCACTTTGCGTTTTTGAAATTGTACTTTGCGTTTTTGAAACGCAATAAAACGCATTAGAAAATGCAATTTTCGTGTTCAAAACTCGAAAAAGTGTCGTTAGAAAGGAGGAAACATGAAAACAAAAGGAAAGACAAAGCTGGAAGATCTGGAAGTAAAAAAGATCGATGCAGTAGACATCGGAGCAGATCAGAAAGCAAATATCCTGATTAAAAAGAGAGGAGGTGCAGAAGAACCGAAGGGAAACTTTTTCAAGCGATTCTTTAATGCGTTTTGTGACAGCTTAGGAGTAAATTCAGAAGATGTCAGAAAGTCCATGGAAGATGAAGCAACATCCTTTGATGATGTAATGAACGAAAAAAAGATCTATGACGTAAGGGATCAGATCTGGAATGCTTGTAACTCTCTGGAGCAGTCGATCGTGTCAATCTTACTCGATAAAGAGTGTGAGGATAAACAGGCAGCAATCGCACAGAGCATTGATCAGTTTAAGGTATTTTCGGATGATGCATCCAAGTCTTGGATCAAATTAGAACGTGCAGCAACAGACAAAGAAGATACTGTTGTTGCGGATGATTTTGAGATCGCAAAAATGCAAGAAGTCATTGAAAAATCTTGTGATCCAGAAACTATTAACAAAGAAAAAAAAGAAAAGGAGAATGAAATGGCATTTGATATTTCAAATATGACAGAGGAAGAAAAGAAAGAAGCATTAAAAGCATTACAGGATGATGCAAATGCAAAAAAAGAGGATACTGCAAAAAGAGCTGATATTGATGGACAGGTTCAGGAAGCAGTGAATAAAGCAATGAATAAAGCAATGGAAGGTGTTACAAAGAACTTCACTTCTATGATGGAGAAGATCATGGAACCAATCCAGAAGAGAGCAGAGGAAGCAGAACAGAAGTCCTTAGAAGAAGTTGCTAAGAAGTATGAACTCTTAGGAACAAAAGCAGAGGAATTAGTGCCAGTTCTGAAATCCATGAAAGCAACATCCGATGAAGCGTATAACAACTTCATTGCATCCATGGATAACAACCTTGCGGTAATTCAGAAATCAGGTCTGTTTGAGGAAATCGGTAAATCTGGTGGAGCTCACACAGGAAATGACGATACAGAAGGTGTTGCAAAGATGAACGCAAAGGTAGCAGAGATCAAAAAGTCTATGCCAAACCTTACTGATGCACAGGCACAGGATATCGTTATGCAGAATGATCCTGAATTAAGAGCAATGTTCGATAAATAAGAAAGGAGGTACAGAGAAGATGGCAAACAGAACATATGAATACAATCCAACTGGTGGAAGCCCAGTGATCAATGTTACAGCTGGAGCAGAACTAAAAACAGCCGTAGCAGTTTTATTAACAAAAGATGGAGCGAAACTCCCTGAAGCCGGAAAGAAAGCAACAGGAATTGTGCTTCTTGGAGATGAAACAGCATCCAAAGGCGATGATATTACTGTTCAGATCAGAAATCAGGGCATGTGGACCGCTGGTGCAGCGTTTGATTCTGGAGATTTCCTTGCTGTTGATGAAGAGGGATTATGCCAGAAGGCAACAACAGGGCAGTACATCTTAGCTATGGCACTGACACCAGCGACAGCAAAAGGAGACATCGTAAACGTTGCGATCATCCATGCTGGATATGAAGCATAAATAAAGGAGGAATGAAATAAATGAACACAGGACATAACAACGCAGCAGCAATCGCAGTTGATATTGCGAAAGGATGGAAACCTAACTATTACTTAACAAATATGGCAATGTCATATTTTCAGGCACCGGGAATGAATGTTGCACCAAGCATCTTTCCGATCCTACCAGTGCAGGCAAGTACAGGAAATTACTATATTTTCAACAAGGAAGAGATTGCAAAAGATCAGGTAAAGAGAAAGCCCAAGTTCGGAGCAGTAGATCCGGCTGTATTCTCTCATTCAGATGATACTTACAAATGTGAGGTAGATCAGATCATCGTCGGAGTAGATAACATCACAGCTCTGGATTACCAGAGAACTGGAGCACCAGCAACGATTGATCCGAGACGTGCAAAGGTAAAACAGGTTTCAGAACAGATGAATCTGCACCTTGATATGGTCTTTGCAAACAAGTTTTTCAATGCTGACGCATGGGCAAATGTTAAGACAGGAGAAGCAACAGCTTCAACATCTAAACAGTTTGTGCATTTTGATGATGCAAACGCGGACATCGTAGGTCAGTTTGATGAGATGAAGAAAGAAATCCTTTTAAACGGACGTAGAATGCCTAACAAATTATGCTTAGGATACAGAGCGTATAAGGCAATCAAAAATCATCCGCAGTTCTTAGAAAGAGTTACAGGTTCAGGGTCAACACCGAATCCAGCACTTGTTAACGAACAGGTAATTGCAGCGGTACTTGGTCTGGAAGAAGTAAAAGTTCTGTATGCAACTTATAATGCAGCAGAAATCGGTCAGAAAGCCGATATGAAATTTGTCTTTGACGATAACAGTGCATTATTAACTTATGCACCGAAAGAAGTAGATCTTGAAGAACCATCTGCCGGATATATTTATACATGGGATATGCTAGGAAACGGTCAATGGATGGCTACATCACAGTATGATGGACCAGGAGGATCACATTCAGAGTTCATCGAAGGGCTTATGGCAACGGATATGAAGAAAACTTCCGATGACCTTGCAACTTTCTTAACAGGATGTGTATTCAAGTAGGAGGTGCTTTATATGAATTATGTTGCATTAAAACCAGTAAACTTTGGTGGAAAGCGGTATAAGATCGGAGAGACTATTCCAGAGGGTGTCGTAGATGAACGACGCTCTCTTTTTTTAAAGAAGTCTGGACACATTGCAGAAGTAGCGAGCGTAAATGGAGCGTATGCAGAGGATTTGAATGTTAACCCTAACACTTTATCAATTCCTTTATTACAATCTAAGCACGAGCTTGCAGTGAACGCACAGCAGTTATTACAGTTCTTTGCCACAATTCAGAAAACAATGGAAGAGGCAAAAATTGAGATTGCGACCATGACAGAGGAAGATGCACCGGTCTTACAGCTGTTACATGAGATTGATTCGAGAAAAGGAATCAAGGCAGCAGTTGAAACAAGACTTGCCGATCTTTCTGTAGATTCCGATATTAATCCGGAAGAAACCGAAGAACCAGAAGAACAGCCGGAAGGTGGCGAGGAGAATGACGTATAACTATTTTCCAGAAGATATCAATTCCGATGATGTTATGAAAATGCGGTTTGAATTGGCGGATACTGATGTATCCAAAGATGAAATGTCAGCTGCACTTTCCGATGAAGAGATCACGGCTGTATTAGAGCAGTATCCAGATAATTTCAAAATGGCAAAATTGAAATTGCTAGAACACATGATGTTCAAATACGGACAGGACGTAGACAACAGTGTTGGTCCTGTCTCTTTTAATTTTGGGAACCGTATGAATTTTTGGAAACAGCTTTATGATGATCTGAAAAAGGAAATTGCATCTTCAAGCGTTGGAATCAAGCCGTATGAGAATGAAAAACGAAAGTATTTCTATATTGGCATGATGAATCATCCGGGAGGTGGACGATTTTGAAAATGGTATCCTTTGGCAGACCTTATCAGTACATGAAGTCTTTTCGTGTTTACTGGCAGGATACAGAAGTCATGGACGATGGCATGGTTGTAAAGGGAAATGAAAAAGAAGCTCCAGATGCGATCATAGACGGCATATTAGCCGAAGCAGATATGAAAACAATGGAAATCTGGAAACAAAACCAGTCCCCGATTAGCCATACGATTGTTTCTTATCATCCAGCAGTCAAGATAAGTAAGAATGACGTGTTATTGTTTGGGGATGATCCTTGTCACGATCATAAGTTTATTGTGAAAGGAACAAAAGACCCAGCTGGAACAGGGCAGTTTTCAATTTACTATGTGCTAGAAAGAAGTGATACCGATGGGCGTAGAAGCTGAATTTCAAGCGTGTGCAAAGAACCTTAATGATAGTATCAAAAGAGAAATGGCTAGAAAGGGTGCGATGGCAACAAACACTCTTAGAAATGTCGAACTTGAAGTATTGTCAAAAGACGGTTCTGGAAAGAAATATAAACGGCTTCCAAACAGATCATCCGCACCGGGAGAGACACCAGCACCACAGTCTGGTAATTTACGTCAAGATTGGAACGATGAAACCTTGATTGAAGGGAACAGAGTTACAAGTCGCTTGAAAAGTAATGTTAAATATGCTGGATGGCTGGAGGATGGCACAAAAAAGATGGCTAAACGACCCTTTGTCAATCCAATTAAGAAGAAAGCAGAGCCGGAGGTTGTCAAAATCTTCGGTTCCGATTTTGAGGTAACGTTGTGAAACAAATAATTTTCAAGTATTTAAAGGAGCTGGGCATTGAGGGCTTAGCTTCATTTAAAAATGCACCAGCAATCTTTTTAGATCAGGCACCCGATGATTCCGATGCAAGATGGGATGGCTCACAATATGGGCGTATCATTTATGGATTGAATCTGAAAGATGATTCCGAACGTAAGGTTTCTGGAACAATGGAGATTGCAATAGCGTATCTGTTTAATAATAAAGGCTATAAAAACTTGCTTGAAGCAAAGAAAGTCTTGAAAAAGGCATTTGAAGGAGTTTTTTTAACCGATGCAGATACAACGATTTCTCTTGTATGGAGAAAATCCGAATCGTTTCAAGAGGCGATTGAAGGGCAAGCGGACGTAGAGGTGTGCGGATCAATTTTGACGTTTGATGCATACGCATTTCCAAAACATTCGTATCTTCCGTTGGATGCAGTCGGTTCTTTGGCAAAGCACATTGACGAACACTGGGATGTGACAGTAATTAATCACACGGAACTTGACGAAATCTGGAAACCAGATGATGAAGAGGTTGTCGTTTATACGAGACTGGATTCTATGCAGCCAGGAACGTTCCCATCGACATATGCTTGTACATGGTTTACAAACAATATCAAAGTTCATGTGATCTCTGGATCAGATGTGAACGCAGATCAGTTTATCATGAATTTGCTTCAAGATTTACAGGAAAGGGAGCGGTTTGTCATGGACGATGGATCGCCGTTTTTTGTAAATCAATTAGCATACAGCACAAAGCTTGATCCTTTAAGAGATGGACAGGTAAGCGTGAGAGGACAGTACGGAAAGCTTCGAGAAATGGACGAGGAATCAGAAGAAATAAAAGGAATTACAATAAATTAGGAGGTAACAATGGCAGAAAAGAAAGAAAATACAAAAGCAATGCCGGAAGTTGTTTACACTGTGGAAGAGTATGCAGAAAATCCACAGGTCTTAGGAGTATCCGAAGATATTATCCGAACAGCATTTGCGAAAGCTGGTATTAGAGAAGCAACACAGAGTACAGCAAAGAAACTTGTAGATACATTTAGAAAGAAGGAGGTGTAGAGACTTGTCTGGATTATTTTTAAAAGGCGAGAAGAAGGAAAGAGCAGGCGTTTACCGCAGGCATGAGCAGATCACAAATAATGGTGTAGCATCCGCAATGAATGGAGTTTTTTGTATTCCAGTTCATGCAGACTTTGGGCCGGTTGGAGAAGTTCAGAAGATCACATCTAAAACTGATCTGTATTCTTTATATATGGAGAGCGGAACAATTGATGCAGCAGCAGCCTTATTTAGTGCTGGAGCAAACACTGTATATTTATACCGCCTTGGAACTGGCGGAAAAGAGGGAAGCGTATCTTTACAGACAACAACTTCCACAAATGCAGTCACATTAAAAACAAAGTATCCTACAGCCTTAAAGTTTTCTGTAACCTTAAAGCAGAAGTTAGGAGATGCAACAACAAAAGAGCTTTCTGTTTATAACGGAGCAACACTGGTTGAGAAAGTAAGCTTTGTCGCTGGTACTGGTGTAAATGAAGCCGCAAACCTTGTGGAAGCAATGAAAGACAGTAAGTATTTATACGCTGAACTTGCTTCTGGGGAATCTGGAATTATGCAGACAGTTACACAGCAGGCGTTAACTGATGGAGCAGCCCCAAACGTTACAACAGAAGATTACAGCAATGCTTTTAATGCATTTGAAGCATACGCATGGAACGTTATGATTCTTGATACTGTTGAGGAAGATGTTAAGACATTAGCGAAAACGTATATGGATCGTATTCATTCAAACGGAGCGTTAGGTATCTGTGTGCTTGGAGAAACAGCTGGAAAGTCACTTGCAACCCGACTGGCAAATGCTAAGGCTTATAATGCACCATATTTCATTTACTGCGGTAGTGGTTATTATAATACCGCCGGAGAAAGAGTAGAGGGATATCTTGCAGCGGCAGTGCAGGGCGGTGTGATTGGTTGTAAAGATTCCAGTACATCAATCGTGCATACGGAGATTCCTGATGCAGAATCATGCATTGAACAGCTTACAAACGAACAGTATGTGAGTGCGATTAAATCAGGATTGCTTCTGTTATCCGAAGGACAGGAAGGACAGGTCTGGTTCGATTCTGGGGTTAATACTTACACAGTGTTAAATGAGGACGACAATGAGGGCTGGAAAAAGATTAAACGAACAGCAATTCGTTATGAGGCTTTTGATCGTATTAACCGAACATTAGAACCACTGATTGGAAAGATCAGCAATACATCTGATGGCGTTGATAACGTAATTCAGGAAGCAAAAAAAGTATTGGCTGAAATGAACAGAGAAGGAAAAATCTTAGATACTTATGAGTTCTTCGAGGATACGGATAATACACATGCAGTAGATTATGCATACTTCATTATTCGTATTGATGATGTAGACAGTATGGAAAAGATCTACTTAACTTATCAGTTCCAGTATATTTCACAGTAGGAGGTTATTATAAATGAGCGGAAAAGGTTTTGATACTAGAAAGTTAATGACTGGAAAAGATGGCAAATTATTTGTCACAGTTGATGGCACATCTGTATGGTTTGCCTCCGTAGAAGAGTTTGCCGTTGGAGTAAACTTTTCAAACGTAGACTTCCATCCGGCAGGAGATATTCAGACTTATGGTGTCCCAGACAGCGTTAAATTTACAGCATCATTTACGGAAGCTGTAGTAAGAGACGATCTTACAATCCAGCCTATGTTGGATTCAATCAAAAATGGGAAAGTTCCTACATTCAGCCTTCAAGCTGGTGTAACAGAGCCACTTGCTGGCGGAGAAAGCAAATATTTGTTAGATGAGTGTATCCCTGATGGAGATACAAACATTCTGGAGGTAAAACCGGGAGAGATCATAAAAAGACAGTGTCAGTTTATTGTAAACAGCGTACCAGATTCCATTAAAGCACTGGTATAGGAAAGGAAACAAAATGGCAGAGAAGAAAGAAACAAAAATTGAAGTAACAGAAGAAAATGAAATGGACCTTATCACGGGTCTTTTAAAAGCCGCAGAGTATAAAACAGAAGTACAGCAGCCATTGAATATTACAAGAAATGGACAGACATTGTTTAAATTTAATGTTCGACCATTATCTTTCGATGAAATTGCACAGTGTAGAAAGAAAGCTACAACTTATATGGCAAACCCAGGCGGAGCTTCACTTCCTCTCGTTGAGAAAGAAGTAAGTACAGCTGATTACATGGCATGGAAGATTTACACTGCAACAGTAGCGACTGACGGAAAGAAATTCTGGGATAATTCAGCACTGAAAGAAGGATTAAAGAAAGCTGGTCATATGGTTATGACACAGAACGAAATTATCAAAGAGGTGTTAACAGCTGGAGAGCTTGAAGCTGTCAGCGATGCTATTGATAACTTATCTGGAGGCGGTGTTAGTGTAGTTGACTACGCAAAAAACTAATTGAATCCAGTCCGTTAGCTTCTATGCTTGCAGAAAATTATTTACGGACTGGAATGTTACCATCACAAGCCCTTGATCTTTCTGAAGGAGAGAGGGCTTTTATTTTTGCAGCAATTTTAAAAGCTATGGAAGGAGGAGATGCATAAATGGCAAACAAAGAAATTGTGATCGATGTTGTATCGGAATATTCCGACCATGCATCTTCTGGCCTACAGCAAACAGGGAAGAATGCAGAGAAAGCATCACGAGAGATGGACAAGCTTGGAAAGAAGCGTGCAAAGCCAAAATTAGGACTTGAAGATAAAGCAAGTCCAGTCCTCGACAAGTTTGGTAAAAGGGGAGACGGGCTCGGTAAAAAGACCTGGACTCCAAAACTTGGATTAAAAGACACTGCAACAGCAGGGATCAAAAAAGCTATGAGTGCTGGTATGAGTTTTGGTAGAAAGACTTTTTCAGCAGCCCTAAAAATCAATGACAAGGTAACAAGTCAGATCAAAAAAATCCCAAGTGTTATATCTAAGATCAAGAATTCTATATTTTCACTAAAAACTTTGGCTGGTGGAGTTATAACTGGAATTGCTACAAAGAAATTGATAGCTGATCCAGTATCATTAGCAGACGAATTTCAGACATATCAAATTGGCTTTGAAACAATGCTGAAATCTAAAAAGAAAGCTATGAAGTTTATGGATAGTGCGAAGAAATTTGCATCTGTTACTCCGTTTGACACATCGGCCGTAGTATCAAATGCTCAAAGGATGTTGGCTTATGGATTTTCTGATAAAGACATTATTCCGGATCTGACAAAGATTGGTAATGCATCCGCAGCACTTGGAGCTGGAGAAGAGGGTATCTCTCGAGTATCCAGAGCTTTAGGTCAGATGAAAACAAACGGAAGATTGAACGCAGAGGACATGAATCAGCTGACAGATGTCGGTATAAACGCATGGAAGTATCTTGCTGATGCAGAGGGTAAATCCATAGCCAAGATCAGAGAAATGTCTCAAAAGGGCGAAATCAGTGGAGACAAAGCAGTTAATACAATCCTTAATGGGCTGAAAGAATTTGATGGAATGATGGACAAAACATCTAATTCGACGGTTTCTGGATTAATGTCAAATATTAAAGATACGTTCGACATAAACATTGTTTCTAAATGGGGAAAAGGTCTCCAGAAGGGAGCAACGAAAGGTTTAGGAGAATTTGCAGACTATCTTGATAAATCCGATGCAAAACTAAAAGAAGCTGGAACATCACTTGAAAAACTTGGAGAGTATGCAAGTACATCTGTATTCAAGGGACTTGAAAAGGCTGGAGATAAGATCGACGATCTTATTAGTATGCCAAAATTCCAAAATGCTTCAATTGGTGGCAAGATTAGTATTGCATGGGATGAGTTGATCGCAAATCCTTTTTCGAACTGGTGGGATTCCAAAGGAAAACCAGCAATCGTAAAGAAGATTACTGGGATTGGAAAAGATATTGCAAAAGCTGGTGGAAACTGGTTCAAGGAATCTCTTAAGGATCTGTTACCAGGCGGAGATAAAGCTGGTATCGAAGATTATTTAGCTGGATTTCTTGGATTATCTGGAGGGCTAAAGCTGTTTAAAGGTGGAAAAAGTCTATACGATCTGATCACTGGTGGTTCTGGAGGTGGAGGAAAAACCAATCCTTTAGGAGATTCCATTGGAACGATCAACGTATCAGCCGCAGTCGTAAACGTAAATGGCGGTGTTGGAAATTCTGGAACACCTACGATACCAAGCACAGGAAAGAATACACCAACAAGTGGAAATCCGACAGGTAATAAAGAAATCTGGTTACCAGAAAGCGTAAAGCGAAAAATGCAACAAACTGAACCGAAAACACCATCTGGACCGACAAGGACACCGGGTGGTTTGTTTGGTTTAGGCGGTTCTGGTGTCACACTGAAAAATGGAGAAACCGTAGCTGCCACTGGATGGAAAGCATGGCTTGGAAATCTAGGCGTAAAACTTGGATCAGGTGCAGCGACCGCTGGTGGAGCAGCAGCCGTTGGAGGTGCATCTTTATTAGGCGGAGCTTTAGGGATTGCTGGAATAGGAAGTGCAGCTGGTAATATTTACAACGCAGTGACCTCAAAAGATTCAGCCACGAAGAAGAAGGAAGCCTATAGAGGTGGTACGAAACTTGGAATGGTTGGAGGTGGTGCAGCAACAGGAGCACTGATCGGTTCAGCAGTCCCAGTTATTGGAACTCTTGCTGGTGGTTTGATTGGTGCTGGAATTGGTGGAATTGGTGCAATCACAAAAGGAAATAAGTTCGGCGACTCCCTTAGAAGGTTTGTATCCAGCCGAAAGAATGCACTGAAAAACAGTAATTCTATGACGGCAAAGAGTCAGAAATATTGGAAATACAGTAAAGACAGTATTAGCAGTGTTAATCCAAAAGGAGCAAAATACAAAGAGCTGGCAAGTTCCGTACAGAAAGCTTACGAGGAGAATAAGAAAAACACAAAACAAACGAATGTTGGATCAAAGACGACAAAGATTTTTTCAGGTGCTACGAATGCAGCTGGTGGCAACTTACAAAGTGCTGGAAGTTCCGCATTATCACTTGCAGGTGCTTTAGCATCCGCAGCCTCAACGATTGCATCCGCAGCAAGTACAACCGCTGCACAAGCAAGTGCGATCAAAAGTATTACTAGTGGAAGTTATCTAAGTAATAGCGGTTCTTCAAAATCTGGTAAAAAGAAAACAAGCAAAAAGACATCATCCGCACCGAAATTACAGACAGCCTTACCGAAAAATGGGAAGTTCTTTCATAATGCGAAAGGTAGCTTGGTAAGAGGACATATCGTTTCAGAGCTTGGAGAAGATGGAAACGAAATGGTTATTCCACTTTCTAAACATCGAAGCCGAGCATTATCCTTGTGGAATCAGGCAGGGCAGATTTTAGGCGTTACAAAACATGCCAAGGGTGGAATTGTTGGCGGTTCAGCTAAGACAGGAGCAACGGCATCATCTGGAAGCAGTCAGACAGTCATTAATGTTGGCGGAATTACGATCAGCGTAAATGGTAGTGGAAGCATCGTAGATGATATTAAGAACGCCAAAGGAGAGATTGCTGATACAATCATGCAGGCGATTGCAGATGCCGTAGGATCAACAGCAAGTAACAGGACAGCGGAGGTTATGTGATGGACATATATATTACTGGTAAAAATGCAAAGGGAGCGAATCAAAAGATTCAGCTTCCAGTGATTCCAGAAGAGATTGAAACATCACTTGATGGAAAATTTGCAGAGTATGATATTTATAGATTCGGGCAGATCAACGTTCCAAATGGTAAAAACTTGTCAGAGCTTGGTTGGGATAGTTTCTTGCCCGGAGAATCAAGAAAAGGCATGAAATTTGTTCATAAGTGGACTGATCCAGCGGTATTGGATGCGTTGCTGAATTACTGGACAGTGCATGGAACAGTGGTAAATGTCTGTATTACAGGAACAAAGATCAATAAAGACATGATGATCTCACAGTACGTTTCCACGATTAAAAGTCTGAAAGATTATTATTATACAATCCGATTTATTGATTATGAGAAAATCAGTGTATCATCAAGTAAACGAAAGCGAAAGACAACCAAAGTAAAAAAGAAAAAGGTTAAGGTAAAAAAAGGTCAGACGTTGCGTAAGCTTGCAAAGAAATATCTCGGATCGAGTAAAAAGTACAAGTTAATTTATAATGCCAATAAAAAACTCATTGATGCAAGGAACAAGAAGGAACGCAAGAAACATCCGAAAAAGAAGATCAGCAAATACACGATCTATAAAGGACAGGTGCTTGTGATCCCTGTTCCAAGCAGTAAATCCGTTTCAAATTCTAAAGTCACTGAACTTAAGAAAGCAATGAACAAAGACGGATATTCCAAATTGAAAGTTGACAAAAAGCTGACTTCCGCTATGAAATCTGCCATGAAGAAGATTAAGATTCGAAGAGGCAGACGAGGGAAAGTGGTTAAATTTGTGCAGAAGATTGTCAGAACTAAACAAGATGGAATTTACGGATCAAAGACAGCAGCAGCAGTGAAAAGATATCAGCGAAAGCATAAATTAACTGTTGACGGCGTTGTAGATTATAAGACTTTGTTAAAGATGATAGGAGGATAAATCATGGCAAGTTTGGCAAATCCGCAGTATAAAGCCGTGGTAAAGACATCATCCGGCAAGAGATATGATCTTTTTAAATCACGAGTTATTTTAGATTTAACGATCTCCGATGATCCTGATTCGTTAGCGAAAGAAGTCAGTTTAACAGTAATGAATGCCGTTCAAAATGGAGCTACACTATCAACCTTGATACAGCCGTCAGACCGATTATATATTTCTGCCGATGTTGGGAATGGGTACTTTGAAGTATTTCGAGGTGTGATCTGGGAAAATGACAGAGTTACAGACACCGAGAAGGAAGTAACGTTTACAGCGTATGATTATCTCATTTATATGATGAAATCACAGGACTATTTTTATTATAAGTCTGGACTTAGTACAAAAGAGATTGTAAAGAAAATCTGTACCGCTTGGAAACTGAAATTAAGCTATAGTTATGGCTCGATCAAAAACAAAAGAATCAAGCCAGTTCAGAAGAATATCGGAGATATGATTATATACGTGCTTAACAAAGCAAAGAAAAGTATTTCCAGCCGTTATATTTTCACGATTGAAGGAACGACTGTGATTATAAAGTATGCAAACAAAAATTCGACGATTTATAAATTGAAAGAAGGAAAGAACGTTATATCTATTGAACTGAAAATAACGATGGATGATATCGTTACCAAAATAAAAATTTATGGAGAGTCGAAGAAAAACTCGATTCCAAGACTTTCAACATTATCTAAGAATACATCGAAGTTTGGTACGATCCAAGATATTATGGACAAGGACAAAAAAGAAAAGCTGTCTAAGGTCAAGAAACAGGCACAAAACAAGCTTAAAAGAAGTGCAAAAGTCAAACGAGAATACACAGTGACAGCGATCAGTAATCCTAAGATCAAACGAGGCGATACAGTCTATGTTGATTGTGGTACCGCTGGAATCAAGGGAAACAAGACAGTGAAAAGTATATCTCATGACTGTGTCGCTGGAACAATGGACGTTGTTTTTTATTAAAGGAGATTGCTAGTTATGAAGCAAGATGGAAGAAAAAACTTTATTCGGATGATCGAACAGATTTCAAAGGGAAATAACAGCGAAGCAGTAAATATTATTGCAGAACTTGGAACGATGAAAGCTGGTGGCGTTCTTCCAGATTCTTACCCAGAAGGATCAGAACCAGACGATGATTATTTAGTATTATCTGGAATAGAGACAGCAGAAGGAGACAGGGTTTTATTGATCTGGACAGATGCAGAAGAACTTATTGTAGTTGGAAAGGTAGAAGGAGGTGGAGACGATGCCGGATAATCTTTTTCCCGAGGAATACGACAATGACGAGGAATATTTAGACGATGAAGAGAACGAAGGAACTGACGAAGAAAATACAGAAGAGGACGAAGATGCCGGTTATAAGCCGAGCATCTTTTTTGATTTTGACACAGGCGACTTTGTTACGCTTCATGATGGAAAATTAAAAGAGGCATCCGGGTTCGAAGCGTGGGTGCAATGGTGTTACAAAACGATCATGACACAAAGATATGCTCATGAGGGATATTCCACCGACATTGGGATTGACTATGAAAGTGCCTTGCAAGCAGATAGCCGTGAAGAGGCAGAAAGCATTTTACAAAGAGAGATTGAAGAGGCGTTAATGGCTGATCCGTCCGAAAGAACTTTGTACGTTGGGAATATTACGTTTCAATGGGAAGCAGATCATTGTCTTGTAACAGTACAAGTACAGGGAATCGACGGAGATACAGAGATAACAACAAGTTTTAAAAGTGAGGTGGGCTAAAAATGGCATTGGAAGCAGAAGAAATGGAACTTCCAGATTTTTTGGAAAATTCTAGTGAAGATGAAATCCATGAGAAAATGCTTGGAAATTTGCCAGACGATATTGATAAATCAGAGGGCGGATTTCCGTGGGATTTTACACGACCAACAGCAATAGAAATATCAGAACTTAAAGAGTACGTTCTTGTAGAAGTTTTAAAGTGCCTTTTTCCAGCTACCTGTGAAGAATCGTATTTGTTAGATTATCACGCAGACGAGCGAGGAGGCATGGTGCGAAGAGAATCAGTAAACGCTTCGGGATATGTGAGAATTACAGCAAAAGCTGGACTTGTAATACCCCTTGGCTATGGATTTTCAACGGAGGCTGACGATGAAGGAAATACCATAGAGTTCGTAACGATTGAAGAAGCTACAGTTGATACTCTGGGAAATGCAAAAATACCAATTGAAGCAGTGGAAGGAGGAGCAGATAGCAATGTTGGAGCAAATACAATCGTATTGCACACAGGGGACGAGAATGGAGAACTTCTCGACGAGATTATATCTGTAACAAATGAAGAACCGATCACTGGTGGTTTGGATGAAGAGGACGATGACACTTTGAGAGAGCGAATCGTTGAATACGATCAAAGTCAGGACGTTTCGTTTATAGGAAATGTTGCCGATTACAAACGATGGGCATTATCGGTTGCTGGTGTAGGTGCTGCAACTGTTATATCGGCAAAAGATACATCGGGTACAGTTAAGATCATTTTGCTAGATCAGAATGGACAGCCGGCATCAAAGCAGATTCAAGATGCCGTTTATGATTATATTATGAGTCCAGACGATGGAGAAGCACGTTTAGCACCGACAAATGCCGTTTTAGAAATAACAACCCCTGATACAGTCACAATTAATGTCGCAGCGGTTGTGTATCTGAAAGAAGGAACGATTCGAGAGGTGCAAGACAGCTTTAAGACAGAATTGCAGGCATATTTATTGAACGTATCTTCGGATGCAACCGATAATGTTGTCAGAATATCAGCGATCAACTCATTACTTAGTTCTATATCCGATATTTATGACTATGAAAATGTACAGATAAATGACGCAGCCAAAAACGTTGAATTTACGTCTGGACAAATGCCTGTGCTTGGAACTATAGCATTAACGGAGGGCTGATTTATGTGGTATAAAACAGAACTTATGGAGCAAATCTTAACCAGTGAGAGTGCAAAGCGAATGATTGATTATGTATCTCCTATTTACGGAAAATCAAGAATCGGTCTTTGGTTGTTTCAGATCATCGGTCTGGAATTAGACGATGTGAAAGAGATATGTGACGACATTTACGATCAAATCTTTGTAAGCCGTGCCACATGGTCGTTGCCGTACTGGGAAAAAGCGTATGAAATAACGCCTCTTCCAGATCAGACAATAGAACAAAGAAGGCAGCAGATTCAGCAAAGGAGAGTAAAAAAGGCTTTAAATCCAGCACGTTTTGAAAAGATTTTATCATCTTTGAGCGGTGTTGAAGCAAAGATCGTTGAAAACACTGGTAAGAATACATTTCAAGTGATTTTTTACGGAACAGTTAACAACTATGATGAAGTATTAAGAAGAATTGAGCAATTAAAACCAGCACATCTTATATGTGATGTTCGTATTTCAGAAGTAAGTGAATCAGAAACGGATATTGATTATGCGATTGTGTCAAGTTCATGCGAACATTCTTCCGTGATTATTAGCGAGGTATAAGTATGTGGGATAATACGATAATTACAGACAAAGGAATTGAGCTTTTAAAAAATGCTCTAAATGGTGGGACGATTAACGTAACCGCCATAAAAGCTGGAGCTGGAAAAGTCGATGTAAGTGCATTAAAAAGTCAGACAGCCGTTTCAGAGATAAAGCAAAGTGGAACAATCCAAGGCGTAACAACCGCTTCGGATGGAACAATTAAGATCGGAGTGTTGTTTTCCAATACTGGCTTAACAGCTGGTTATCTTATGACACAGCTGGGTATTTATGCAAAAGATGCAAGCGGAACAGAGGTATTATTTGCAATTTCGCAAAATTCAACAGGTAAGGAAGTTCCGTCAGAAACATCTATGCCGGCATGGTCGCTGGTACATGATTTTTACATCAAGTTAAGTAATGATGTAAGTATTACAACGACAATTGATCCAGAGGGATACGTCACATTTGGAACATTACAGGAAGAGTTAGAAAAGCAGCAACCTATAGATACTGGATGGCTCAAAGTTACTAATTTTTTTAATGGTTGTACTCATTATGGACCGAACAGCAACGTTCAAGTACGTCAGTGTGGAAAATTTGTATATATTGTAGGAGCTGTAGGCAATAAAAATGAATTAGCTACAAAGCAAACAAGTGATGGGATTCCAGACGTTGCAATGTTTAAACTTCCAGATGGGATAGGACTTCCTAGAACAAACGTACGTTTTGCACAACAAGGAAGTGGAAGTAATAGGTTTTCAGTGGTTGTTGATGCTAGTACTAGAATTGTTTCAATAGGGCGATATGGTACAACATCTTGTATTAATGTTCCGGCTGATGCTTGGCTGAATGTATGCTTAACTTATATAGTAGCGGATTAA